GATTTAGCTTGTTTCTTATGTAAAGCACTTGCCTTTTTTAAACCTTTAATAACTTTTTTTATTTTACTTTTTTTCTTTGGTGCTATTGCCATAATTATCTCCCTTATGTTCGTGTCCCATCCATATACCAAAAATACCTGTCATTACACCCATAACCACAGATACAAAAGCTGATTGTTGCATTGTAGGCTCAGATAAATCCATAAACCATTCTGCACATCTCCATGACATGATTGTACTAGCGAGCATCATAAATCTCGGTAATATCTTCCATTTTAAAAATGTTTCAAAATTCATTGCATTAATAGCTCATTCAAACCAAAGCCCTCCAATAAAATTAAAGTAAAAAATAACAATAAAATACCTCCTGCTATTAGCTTACCAGAAAAATTTGTTGAACCAATCTTTATTGCTACAAATTCATTGCTTAATATTCTTAAAGATAATTCAAAACTATTTTCATCAATTTTTATATCTATTGGTTTTTTCTTTTCTTCTGTCATTTTTTTCCAATGCTCCTTAAGCTTTCCATAACTTTGTCAATATCTGGTTCTTCGCCATTAGGATCGTAAAGACATTTATACTTCTTAGGACACCAAGTTTCTATCATCATTGTAAATGTTTTATTACCCCCTTGATATATACAAGCTCTTTTATCTGTATACTTTGATGTAATCCTTTTTTTTAACCTACACGTCGTGTACTTTTTTTTTTAATTTTACCTTGCCATATCTTTTGTTGCAAAGTGTATTCTTTAGGCTTGAATTTGTAATCACCCTTTGCCTTTTTAATCCAAATACTAGCTATTAATACTGCAAATCCTCCAACTAAAAGCACACAGATGAACCAACCAATTGCTTCACCTATCTGTCTTCTTAATTGTTGTTGCTTGTAAACAGTTTCTTGTCGTTGTTTTCTAATTTGACCTTCCATAGCCAAAAGATCATTGTAGGCTTGTGGACCATACGTCATGTTTAAAAACATCTTGAGTTCGTACCTTTGTTCCTCAAGTTTCTTCTTGGCTGCATAAGCAGCGAGAGCTGCTTCCTCAATTGAACCAGCTTTGAACAACTTACCAAACAGGGGAGGATTCTTAGCTTGTTTCTCTGCATTGTCAACATCGGACACAGCTCCCATCCATCTGCCGATATCTCCAGACATCTGTTCAATATCACGCCCTACTGCGAATCCTTTTTTGATTGCGTCAAATGCTTTTGACGCTACGCCAACGGCTAGTGATATGGTTGCTGGATCTATCACACAACTCCATTAAAATATGCCCTGAAACCTTTGTGGTCTGGCTATAGGTGAAAACTTCTTAATCATGCCACCACTACTCTTTTTTTGTGGCTTTTTTACTTTTCTTTTTTGGCTTGTTGATTTTGGCTTTGATTTCCCCGCTTTCGACAACGCTATCGCTATCGCTTGTTTCTGCGGATACTTCTCCTTCTTCAACTTGCGAATGTTCTGGCTGATTGTTTTCTGGCTTGACCCTCTCTTCAACGGCATCTACAATTCCCTCCTTTGCAAGTCTTCTTTTTCTTTTCTTTTCTTTTTCAACTTCCCAAATTTTCTCTCTTACTGAACTTGACATCATTTATCCTTTCATAGCTTTCATTGCCGCAATATCTCTAGTAGTTTGATCTCTTTGATTGGCAATTTCTTCTTGTTGATCTAATCTCTGTTGATCAAGTAACACATCATTTCTTTCTTTTTCTTTGTCTAGTGTTTGTTTCTTTTCAAACTGATCTTGTTTCTGTGCTATCTCTTGACCTCTTAATGCTAATTCTTGTTTTCTAATTGTTACAAGTGGATCTTCACTTGGTGGAGGTGTTAACGCTTGTGCATATTGCTCTTGTATCTCTGCTGCTAACTCTGCACTTCTTGATGCTATTTGATCTTGCATAGCTTTCATGGCATTTGGATCTTGTTGCATAATCATTTGTTGCTCTGGTGGAATTGTTGCCATTACTTCTTGTTGTGCTTGTATTTCAGACATCATTGCTATGTGTTCAGATATGTGTCCTTGTAAAGTCATAATTATTGCAGCATTTGCTTGTGCAATTGGTGTGCTTATCATAGCTAAATGTGCAGATATGTGTGCTTGATGGTTTTGCTCTGGAAAAGCATTTAACGAACCACCTTTTAATGCTTCTTGATTTTCCTTGGCAGGGTTCATTGGCATTGGTTGTGGTGGTGGTTGCAAAACGGCTTCAATGTTTGTAACACCTAAAGCCTCATACATTTTTCTGTATGCTTGATACATACCATTTGGTCCATGTATATCTGGATTACTTTGTGCTAACTGCAACTGTGTCTGTGCCAAAGCAATACGTTGTGACATAGAGAAAATATTAGGATCAGAAACTGGTAATATATCTATTCTGTCATCAAAATCTGTTTGTTTAATTTCTGGTGGTGCTCCTGGTACTTGATATGGATACATAGGAACATCCATAGCAAATATACGAGCTAGTAATTTAAACTCTATCTTTTGTGAATAATGAAGACGCTTATGTATAGCAGACATAACCTTTGTGCCACGCTCCATAATAGCCATAGTTGTGCCAACTGGAGCATTGCCTTGCATCTCACCAACTTTCATGTCGGCCATAGAAGCAAAACGTCTGCCAGAGTCAATTAAAGTTCCAAGTAAAGAATACAAGGTCTGAGATGGCTCCTTAAATGGCAAAGGCATGATTGCTTGACGCAAATCCATACCAACCATATCTACATCTCTGAACTCGCCAGGATTTAGTGGAGACTCGTCATCTCTGATCCTTGCACCTCTTGCTTTAAATCCTGCAGGCAAGTTAGATAATGTGCCTGCGTCTATTAGTTGTCTAAGTATTGATGTTGATGCTCTTGAAAGCCCACCTATCATATGAGTAAGGCCAAAGCCATAAAAGCCAAGACCAGGTAAGAACTTATAATGAACAAAATAAGGGATCTTCCTACGGAACGGATCACCTTCATTGAAATTCCTTTTGATTGATAATATTTCACCAGATTTCTCCACTATGGTAACGACATAGGGCATCTTCAATCCAGTAGGTTCTCCGTCTTGGCCAGTATCTTCAAAGCCAATTAAATCTAAATCTGTGTGAACTTCATATAATGTTATCTCTTCGTTGTAACTAGAACCTTTTTCTACGCCTTGTATGTCGTCAATTGTTTCTTTGACCTCATCATAACTTGATCCTCCGCTATCAGATGAGGGTAAATCTATATCTCTGTAAAACCCTTGCAATTGTAACTTTCTAATCTCATTTCTATCCATACGAACAACATGAGTAATGCGTGTAGATGTTTTAAGGTCTGTTGCATTGTAAGGAACAATTAAATCCTCTGCATGAACAAATCTTGAAACAGCTCTTTGCATTGAAGGGTCAAAATAAATCTTTTTAAATGCTGAACCTACAATTGGAAGATAAAATAACATCTGATCTAACTCTGGATCATATTCTTCCATCTCATAAGTTATTTGATAATTCATATAATTTTTAACACGCTCTGCTTGTGCAAGTAACTCTGGGTTCTCTGCACCTACAATATGTGTTCTAACAGGTCCACTTGCTGGTAGCATTTCTCTGTATGCTTGTGCTTGGAACTGTGTAACGCTCTCTGCTAATAATGGGTGAACTACTCCAGATGCACCCTCAAAAGGCTCTGCCCTATCTTCATAGTTCATGCCTAACAATTCTAAACCACCTTTGTACTGATCTTCCCAATCTCTTCTTGATGATATGTCCTCATCAATATCTCCAGTAATATCGCTTGATATTACACCTAGATCGCCTTCTTCTATGTATTCTGCTAAATTAGCATTAAAAGGAACTGGTATTGAAGCATCAATTTGCTCTTGCATCTCTCCTATGATTGCAGAGCCATCTTCTAACTCTGTTACACCTGGAGTAATCTCTGCGTCAGTTACAGATACTTGCACACCTTGTGGCAATTCTACGTTTTCAATACCATTTACTTTTTCAATTGCCATGTTTTATCTGATGGAAAAACCACCACCTTTTATTGCTGCACCTCTGCCACGGCACATCATTTTGCTACCTTTTCCTTTAACAGAACCACCCATGCCAAACTTTTTAGCTAACGTAGGATCCATTTTTTCTTGAACTGCTTCTGGTAGCTTTGAAAAACCTTTAAATTTGGCAGGAACCTCTCCACCAGCTTCCATCTTTTTAGCTTTTTTCATAGCCTCTTCATTTGCTTTAGCTACTCTTTTACTAAAATCTTCGTTAATTATTACAGTTTTGTCTGCTTTTAAACTTTCTGGTTTCATCTTTGGTTTTGCCACATCGCCACCATCTTTCATGCCTTTAGCTTTAACTTTTTCAATTGCTTCCATAAGTCCACCATCTTTAGCCATAGTTATTGTCCTCTTCTGTATACTTAAAGCACTTCCAGGCTTTGGCGTTATGTCAAAAGTCTGTGGCTTTGCACTAACTCTACTTGTTTTTGCCATTTTTTTCAAATTTTTTGTGATTGCGGCATCTTTCTTCTTCTGCATGTCAACTGTCTTAATGCCAGTTTTCCCACTTTGAACTTGTTGTATTACCTTTGCTACATCTTTCAAAGGACTTGCCTCGCCACCTTTTTTAAGAAGTTTTAACTGCTTCATCTTAGTGGTATCAATAACCTTAATCTTTGGAGTTTGTTTTATTTTAGGAGAAACGCCAGTACCAAAGTTCTTACCGGGAACTGGTTGACCACGCCTAGCTAAATCTTGATAAGCTCTAATTCTATCTGCTTCATCTGACATTATCTTGTTCCTTTAAAACTACCACCTCTACCAGGCACTACTCCACCCATATTCATTTTTCTTGGTAAGACACCTTTTTTGACTAAAAGCTTTCTTATTTGCTTTACAGACATTGCATCGGTGTCAATTCCTAAAATTTCATCAGCACCTCTTTTTTCGCCAGTTTTTGCAATATCGTCTGCAAGTTTTTCTTGTGCGTCTATTGTACTCATCAATAATACTCCATCTTTTTTCTATAGCTTGGCTCAAACTCTTCATCGTCTGGCGTGGTTATAAAACCACCTTGTCTGAATCTTAGTATAGCCTGTGTCATCGAGTCTGCCAAGTCATCATGATCGCCATGTGGAAAACTTGCACATTCTTCTACAACTTCCTCTGCAAAATTAGCGTCTGGTCTCCACACCATACCACTCTCAAAGACTGGTGCACAAGCGTTCATTCTTGCAAACTTGTCTGCACCTTTGCTTGGCGTAAATGGCGTAACTGGCACACCCATACGTCTTAACTCTTGTGTTAATGGCGTACCACTTGCTTTTTGCTCTATTAAAATCATGTCAGGATCATATGCTTCTGACAACTCCATTGCTTTTTGTTTGAGTTCTGGAAAATCCCATCTGCCTTTTTCGGCATCAAGCAAGATGATGGCGTCTCCTTCCCCATCAACTGGAGTAAAAATACCCCAAGTAGTAATAGCACTAAAGTCAGAACGCTCATTTTTTGTAAACGCTGTGTCGTATGATTGTATGATATACGAGCAGGCAGGTGGGTTATTAGGATTCCAAACATTCCACCACTCCCTTTTTATGATTGCACCCTCTTCAGCAGTAGGGTTTTGCATGTATT